CGCTGCCAGCGTTGTAGATCAGCTTGTCGCCGCACCAGATTCGCCGAACACCGGCCACTTCGCCATGGCAGAGCATTAGCGCAAAGGTTGCGAAGTAGGTGTACGTCTTGGTCGTCGTTCCACCACCGCCGCCCTTTCCTCCGCTTTTTTTCTTCTTGACGACTTCCTTGAGAAGGTTCTTCTCAAGCCAGATGACCTGGCTGCCATCCACTCCTACCGTGCCATAAATGCGAGGAATGTCGCCGCCATACTCGCTACCCTGCCAGCGGCGATTAGAGAGCTTTCCATACTCCATCGTCGTCTTCTGGCGCGAAGACAGTCCGAGCAGGAGCGCTCCGACGATGCCAACACCAACTACGGCAGCGGCTGTCGTCATTGTTCAACCCCAGAGAAGCGATAGGCACGCACGACACGAGCACGCCAGAGTTCGTCGATTCGGTGGTGGCAGACCTTTCCGTGCATTTCGCTGGCATGGATGACGCAGGGATAGCCGGCTTCGTCGCCGGCATGGATTGCGATGTGCTGCGGCTGTTTGGTCATGCGCATGACCAGGATGTCGCCCTTCCCTGCTTCTTCGACAGCGATGCGCTGAAGTGCTGGCTGGGAGTCAAGCTGCCGCTCCATCTCGCCGTCATAGGGCGTGCGCGGGTAGCCAGTAGCATCCTGATGCGGGATGCCGAGCGACTGGCAGATGAAGACGTACAGACCGGCACAGTCGAGCCCAAGACCAAGGATGCGACCCTGGTGGCGGAACGGCGTGCCGATCGCCTGGAGCGCGGTATTGACGATATCGTCGCGAGTCATGCGCCCCTCCCTACCGCTCCAGACTGGGAAGCTGTTGGCATGTCAGGCTGGCCGCCGAAGTTCTTGCCATTGGCAAACTTGGCCACGCAATCCTCGGTGCGGCGCTTGCGGCAACCTGGGATCATCACGTACTGATCCGTAGTCGCGATGGCGTGAGGGAAAGGTTCGTGCATGGTGATGACGCCAGCAGAGGTCGACTGCTTGATCTGGATTGGATTCAGACCGGCATTGGCGCCGGTGACAAACATGACCTGGCCCGCAGTGAACCAGTCATTTGCTTCGGTGCGCGCGGTATCGGTGAAGGTGTACTGATTGGTTACGCCAGTGACCGTGCCAGACACCTTGTAGGTGTTGATATTCGGACCATCAGGCGCAGAGCGTGGACCGGTGCAACGACTCATCGTCGAAGCAATGACCCGGCCATCAAGCGTCTGGTCAAAAAGGGTGTATGGACACTGTGCGCTGAAGACTGAACCTACTGTCTGATTCAGCGCGTCCTCGATGCCCATCATCTCGGCCTTGTAGGCGTTATCCATCAGCGTGGTCTTGCCAAGCGTCAGGAGTCCGATCGGCTCCTCGTCTTCAATGGGGGCCTTCCAGGACGTCGCAAAGACGTAGCACCGCGCATTGTCGAAAACGCCGGTAACAAGCTGTTCCCTGGTAATCCCATGATCAAGGATGCCGGCGAGATCTACGCTAGATGGAGACATGCTGTCAGTGGCGTCCATCCCGCTGAATTCATAGCCGGATTCCGTCGAATAGACCGTGCCGTTGCTCATCACGAGATCAGTCGGATAGGCAGACAGGCGAACAACGGTGCCGTTTTCGGCCTCAATGCGGGCGCAGTAAACCCTCGTCTTCCAGTCAGCGACGTGAGATTTCATAGGGCCTCAAAATGAAAAACCCGGCGCTAGGCCGGGTTGCTTGGAGAACGTGTGCTTATGGATTCAGGATTTCTGAGAGGCCAACACCGGAAACACCGAGGATTCCGTAGCTGGTGAAGGTCCCCGAGAGATCGGCGTCGAACCGCATTGGGATATCGAAGAGGCAGCCTGCGGTGACGGACTCGCCACTCTGCGGCGCAGTGTTCACTGTGCCGCCGCTGGTGTAGTTGCTGAAACCTGTGGAGTTGATGGCGACAGTGATCGTGCCGGACGTGCGCGCGGTAATCGCGGCGCGCAACCCATTAATCTGCGTCATCCCCGCGCAGCCAGTGATCAGAACGCTATCCCCTGAGGTCATAGTGTTCGCCACCGTGATGACGGTAGTGGCGCCCTTGGTGATCCCCGTAATGGTGCCGGTCTTGTTCGCATTCAGCGTGACTAGGCCAGTGGTGTAGTCGACCGAGTACATGGCGGGCGGGTATGTGGTGCCACCTACGCCAATCTGAACGGTGTTGCTCACTGGCTTGCGGATGCGGCGACGGGAACATTCCGGGTCTGAAGAACTGCCATACCAGCGCATGATCTGATAAGTAGTCCCGCTGACCAGCAGCATCGCCTGGTCGAACGGGGTCGGATTTCCGCGATAGAAGTTCGTGGAGAAATCCATGTAATTCTTCACGCGGAACCCGCGATAGGTGCCACCCGCTCGCATGTTCAAGTCGACAATACGCTTGATCACGTCATCCCTTTGGCGAGTGAAATCGACGTCCAGGGAAGCCTGCAGGAATGGATGGCGCAAGGCGCGGTATTCGTTTCCGCCTGCAGTTGTGATCGTCTCCGCGGCGAACTTGGTCGCGAAACCGCTCCCGTACTCGATATCTTCTGGGAATCGCTCCTCAATGAACGCTGCCATTAGCTATATCTCTCTGCATGGGAAAACGCGCCGGTAACATCCCGCGCAACCTTGGCGGAGGCCTGGCGAAGATCGACCGAGTCGCGAATGCCATGCACGTTGACGTTGATGTTGGTGACGTTGGAGCGGGGTGTGGATCCAGAACGGCCAGCCAGCCCCATTGTCGGATCATTCGCCGCCGGAACTGCAGAGGCTATTGCTCTTCCCTTCTGAATCGCATCAAGGTTGTTCACGCCGAGCCGATTCACCGTATCTGCCGTCATGACGTATTCGCCCTTGTGGACTACGCCAGCGACATCGAACGGATTACCAGAGCCCGTATAGCCACCATCCTTGAATGCACCAAGGGATGACGTAGCCGCAATTGACTCAGCAAGGGTGGCAGTGCCAGTGATTGCAGCAGCTGCAGGAGCTGCGTTGCTGCCGAACGATGCCAGGGATGCCAGCGCTGCAGCTGGAGCCCATGCCGTCGCTGTCGCGGCAGCCATGCTAGCTGAGGTTGCGGTAGCAGCTGCAGCAGCAGATTGTCCGAGCGTTGCGTTAACGGCGTACTGGATTCCCAGCTGAACCAAGGCCGAAATCAGCTGCGTGCTGATGGTCTCGGCAACGCCTGCCAGCGATTCCTGGAGGTTGTCGCCCTGAACCACTGCTCGACCGATGCTATCGCCAACTCCTTGAGTGAACCCATTAAGAACATCGCCGATGATGTTTTTGGTTGAACCGGCAATGTCTCGCGCATTGTCGAGGAATTCGGAGAAGGCGTCAGACGCCCCTTTTGAAAAGCTCCCCTGATCCTTGGCGAGCTGATCGTAATATTCCTTGTTCAGGTCGAGGCGCTTGTTCAGGTTCTCTTCGAGAGCCTTGGACTCCTTGTCCATCAGGTCCTGGCTGATGTTTCCCTGCTGCGTCTGCAGCTGGAACACCTGACGCTGATAGTCCCGCTGGATGCGCAGACGGTCGCGCAATTCCTGACGCTGCAGCTTGCCAAGTCCTTCGCCGGAGCGTTGCTCCTCATATCCCTGCGCATCACTCTGAAGGGTCTGATCGAGGCCGCCCTTGAATGACTGGAGCTTCAGGAGCTCCTTACGTTTGGTGATTTCCGCATCGAGCTGAGAATTCTTCTCAAGCTGTGCGCTGATCGCATCCTGGTTGGCCAGCAGCGACTTCTGGTCAGCGGTCAGAATGTCCTTGGTTTTGAGATCGGCGATCAGTTGCTCGAACTTGATCTGCTGCTTCTTCGACTCGGACAGCTTCGTGTCGATGTTGAGCTGTTCGCTCAGGCTTGCTTCCTGCTGCTGCAGGCTGAGCAGCAAGCGAGTAGCTTCATCATCCTGATACGCTTTTGTTTTCGGCGTCTTGGGCGCCTTCGGGTCCTTGTACTTCGCCTCAATGTTGGCGATGTTCTTGGCGATCCGGTCCTCGTCCAGGCGAGCATCGTTTGGGTTCGCTTTGCGGATATCATCGAGCTGCCGGCGGTACTCCTTGATCTCCTTGTTCCGCTTCTCGGCATTGGTCAGGAACTGCTTCTCGATGGAATCGACTTCGCGCTGAGCTTCGATCCCCTTGTCCTGCTCCTCGCGGTATAGCGCCTCTGCTTTGGCAATGGCCTCTTTTGTGGAGAGTTGCTGCTCGAGGAAGGCCTTCTCTTGCCGGCGGTCATCTTCAGGGGTGGTAGCCGCGTCGAACTGCTTGTAGCTGTTGTATAGCGCGCCGAGCTGGCCAAACATGGCGACGCTGGAGAAGAAACCCTTCTGATCGAAGCCGGCCGGTTTGTTCAGTTCTTCCAGACGCTGCTGCGGAGTCTGCTCACGGCCAACGCCGAGCATTGCATCCCATGCAGATGCAGCCCCTTCCTTGATGTTCTTCCAAGCGGTTTCTATCGTTCCAAGGCTTTCCTTGACCTTGGTTGCGCGGTCATCCAATGCTTCTGCGTAGGCTTTTTCAGCAACCTGTGCTGCGTCATTAGTACGGCCTTGCTCTTGGAGGGCAGCGATCTGCTCATAAACTGCGGCGGTGAGGTAATGATACTGTTCGTTAAGTTGCTGAGAGGCCTTAACCGGATCATCTGCAAGTCGCGCGAACTCTTTGACGGTTTCTGATACGGCCTTCCCAGTAGCATCCTCGAAATTCAGAGCGGCAGTTGCGAGTTCGCCAAGCTGCGACGAAGCAAATTTCCCGGTAGCTGCAAACTGAGTTAGCGCATCGGCAGCATCGTGAATGGTCCCAGTCTCACTGCCGACCTGGCGCGCAAGATCGGCTAATTGATCAGTCGTGACTCCCGCAGCGTTACCGGTAAGAATGAGGGCTTTGGCATATGCGGTCTGCTCATCGCTTCCCTGCTTATAGGCTGCCGCTAATGCTGCAAGGGCCGCTGCTGCAGCAAGGAATCCACCAACCATCGCAGCAGTTGACGATGTAACGCCCGTGGCTGCCCATTTTACGGTATCAGCCGCCTCCGAAAGATTGTTTACGCTCTCGGCAGTCCCACTGATTCCATCGATGGCGCTATCGGAGTTCTCCGCAATATTCTCTTGCTGCTTAGCAATCTCGCTAAGCGCACCACCCAAAGCGGTAACACCAGCCGTATTGAATCCGGTTAGGCTTCCAAAAAAGCTCTTAACCTTGCCGCCGAGAACATCAAAAGTATTCCCAATACCACCGAAGGAATCTTTTATCTGGCCGCCTTGTTGAATAAGTACAAGGAGAGGGTTAGCTCCTCCGGCAAGCTGAGTAAAAATGTCAGTGAACTGTGCAGGCAGCATTCGCAGAGCTGCAGCAGTCTGCGCGGCACTAACGCCTGTTTTTTTGAGCTGTTCATCAGATCCTGCTAGGCCATCGCGCATTGCCTGGATCTTTTTCGCGTACTCGTCGAAGTCATCCTTCGGCAAGAGACCAGTTGACGCGTGCTTTCGTAGCTGTTCCTCCATCGCATCGAGACGACCAAGCGCGCCAACCACTGGATCGATCTTCCCAAGCAGCTTGGCCAGCTCTTGCTGCTGGGATTTGATCTCCTCGGTACCCTGCCCGAAGGACTTCGACATCCGCTCGGCCGGTGCTCCGGCTTGGCTCATCTTGGAAGCAGCTTGGGTCCATGCATTGCCAGCGCGCGTCGCAGCTTGCTCGGTCTGTGCGCCAGCCTGGTTCAGCCGATCAAGATCGTCGGCAGCGGTTTTAACGCTGTCCGTCTTGACCTCAATGCCAAGCGAGGCAATGTCATTGGCCATCGGTTAATCCTTCTTGTGGATCACAGAGAGAGCAGCGCCTTCCATGGCGCGAACGCAGTCGAAGAGGTCCGCTCGATCCTTCTTGCGGACACCTTCAAGCTGCATGACTGCTGGGAGGACGGCGTAGTCGAGGCCGGTCGGGCCGGACATCCCGGTACGCCATTGAGTGCTGAGGGATTGGAAGACGCGGATGGGCAGCCAGTTATCCGGCCAGACCTTGATGGTGGGGATCGCGTCGTCGTAGTCGTCTTCGCTGAGCCCGAAGGCGGCCATAGCCTCTAGATCCAACCCTGGTTCGTAGAGGGCTTCAGCCGCCTCGGTCAGTTTCCCAGGCGGCGCTGGTAGATCTCGCGGTAGTAGGTGTCCGCGATAGCGCCTGGCGCGCCCATGTAGTTCTTGCAGAGCTTCTTGATCGACTCAGCATTGAACGGGTCTTCCAGTTCCCAGCCTACGGCGACATCCAGCACGGTATCTTCCACCGGCCGATCACCCACGCCCTTGGTGAACTGCTCCAAAGCGTCACGGTCGCGGTGCTTGAACTCGAATACCACAGGGGCGGTTTCGCCCCCGTGTACCGGGATGTTCACCGTTGCCTTGAAGGTCGGCGCCGGATCGAGCACGAACTTAACCTTGCTCATTCGGCGCTCCTTAGGCGTTGTAGCGGACCGGGCGGCCCGACAGGGAGAAGGTGATTGTGCGGGTCATCAGTTGGTTACGGGTGAGCGCCGGGGTCTCACTGATGGTGGTGTAGCCGTTGTAGACGATCTTCGACACGCCATCGGCGAGGTTCAGACGTAGGCCGTTCGGGGTGCGGCGCTGGTCGGCAGCCTCGGCCACAGCCACGTATGCCTGGGTCGGGTCGTCCGCCACGGTCAGGGTCAGGGTCATGGGGCTGCGAGTTGTCGGCAGCTGGCGGTCATCGTTCTCTTCCAGGAAGCCAAACTGGTAGAACTGCTGCTCGCCGCCGCTCGGCTGCACGTCGGTGATCTGCGCGATCTGCACCCAGGCGGTGATCTTGCGAGTCGAGCCGCCGCCGGTACCCGCCGGATAGCGGTTGGTATCGGTGGTATCGGTGCCTTCCAGCGCGTAGCTGTCGGTGGTCGACGAAGCGACACGGAAGATGCGGCCGTTGATGCCCAGCCATCCGGAGGTCACCTCGACATAGTCGCCGTTGGCATAGCCGTGGGCGGTGGAACTCACAATGGCCGGGCTGGCATTGGTGATGGTGGTGATCGGCTTGGAAGTGGCATAGGTCTGTGCCAGGTCCATCGTCGAGCCGTTCGGGAGACGGAAGCCCATGGTGTTTTCCTCTTCTGGAAATGAAAAACCCCGCACTAGGCGGGGTTCTGGATGCGCCCGAACGGGCGATTACGGGGTGTCTGCTCGGTAGTTGAACCAGACTGGAATCGTGGCCTCGAGGCCTCTTGCACGGTAGGCCCTTGGGAGCACGGCGTGCGGACGTAGACGGTCAGCCCTGACTTGGTCAGCGGCAGGTTGTTCGGGAACAGCGCGCGGACTTCGTCGGCGATCCCTTTGGCAGCGCCAAGGCCAATATTCGACTTGCAGACGATGCTGACCTGGAACACACCCTGGAACACCTCATGTATTCCTTCGAGGTCCTGGCTGTCGCTCTGCGCCGGCATCAATGTGCAGCGCAGGTAGGTCGACCCGTCAGCCGGAGGCGTGAAGTCGACATTCTCGTAGGCGACCTTCAGCGCCGGAGAGTGCGCTGCAGCCCAAGCGGCGACGCGGCCTTCGTACAACGACCGGATGATCTTCTCGCTCAATCTGGAAGCTCCTCTACGGCCTTGCGCACGAAGGCGTCGAACTCTGCGACGGTGATGCGGACGACGCCCTGCGGTGCCTGGCCGGACCAGCCGTACTCAAGGCGCTGGGCATACGGAACGTTGTTCATCAGGTAGATGCTGCCAACGCCCGTGGAATAGGTTTGGATCACAGCGGAGCCGGCCTGCTTGGTCTGGCCGCCGTCCTTGTCGATCCTGCCAGTTTCGCCGGCTGAAGGAAGGTCGAAGCTGACCTGCCAGTTGCCGCGGAACCGGCCGCCAACGTACCCAGCTCCAGCTGATGGATCGGCCCATAGCTCTGGATTGCCGACCGGCGATTTATCGACCACTGACGCCAGGACATCGATTGCGATCTTGCGCACCACCAGCTCTGCATTGCCCTTGGCTTTCTCGCAGAAGCGGCTGATGTCCAGCGCGAAGCTCATCGCTTCACCGCGGCCTTGTAGACACTGGCGTCCCGGCAGGGTTCACTGGGGTGCAACCGATGAAGGTCCAGTCAGAGCCGTCGAAAGTGGCCTTGTCGCCGGCAATTGGCACCCAGGCAAGATCCTTGGCCGCAATCGTCAGAGCCCGCAGGTTCTGCTCGATCAGCGTTCCGTTCTCGTAGCGGATGTCGAAGGCCTGCACTGTGCCGTTGCTGGCCGGAAGGATCACTACCGTGGCGTCCTGGGTTTCTACGGTGCCCACAGACGTTCCCGTGTCAGGGTCATACTCGCCGTCGACGGTGTGGCTCAGCTGGATGGTGCGGCCAAACTCGGCCAGCATCTCCAGAGCCACATCGGCCATTTCGTCGTAGAAGGCCATCAGCCGCGTACCATCTTCACCTGGTTGGACGACTCCAGGAATGGGCCGAACTGCGCGTAGGACTGACGGGTTGCCGCAGGGCGAGTGATAGAACTCTGCGCCTCGGCATACTGGCGCTCGACGGCGCCCTCTACCCGCTCCTTGGTGACAGCCCCCTTCTTCAGTTCTGGAGGTGCAAGATCATCAGCGTGGATCTCAGCAGCAAGGGCCATCTGCCCTGCCTTGATCTGCGCAGGAATGGCGTTCGAAGGTACCAGCCAGTTCTCGCGGTAGACGTCAACGCGAGGCCAGGAAAGCGTCTGCAACTCGCTGACCAAACCACCCTTCCAGCTCATCACGCTCATCTGCAGCGCAGCACGGCGAAGGATGGACTCCTGCGCAGCGGTGTCAGCCGGAATCGTCTTGCCGAAGTTCGCGGCATAGGTGACCAGCTCGGCAGCCGTGGCGAAGCTGTCTGCGTTGGCCACGATAGAACCGTCCTCGATCACCAGGCTCATGGCTTACTCCGCGGGCGCGTCGCTGGCTTGCTCAGCCTTCGCCTTGCGGCTCGGTTTGGCTTTCTCCGCGGGCGCGTCGAGCAGCTCGTGCACCTCAGCGTTGAAATCTTCTTCGTTGATCAGCACGAAATCGCCCTGATCCTTACCCCAAGGCTTCACCTTGATCACGTTCATCGTTCTCTCCAGAGAAGGCCGGAGCCCGAAGGCCCCGGCTATCAGGGTCAGCCGAGCAGAACTGCCATATGCTCGGTCTTCACGGCAGCGCAGCCCCATGCCAGGGACACTTCGTACTGCATCTGGCGGTACTGGGCGTACATGGCGACTTCGAACGACAGGCCGCTCACCGGGTCGGTGATGATCTGGCGGTCGACGGCGCTGTCACCTTGCGGCGGCAGAGCCGGTGCGCGGGTGGCCAGGGCAATCGCCGAGCGGGCGAGGCCATGTTGCGCACGGAGGTGGCGATGACGGTGACGTTGGTTGCAGCTGCCGGGATGGCTTTGCGCAGGCCAGGAGCAGCCAGGACGATGGTGCCGCCGTTGGAGACGTCGGTGTCGCCAGTCACTACCTGGTACTTGTTGGTGTCACCTGCGAAGGTGATGAAGTCGCCAGCGAGGATGGTGCCAGTGCCAGCCGATGCCAGGGTGATGGAGGTTGCGCCAACGGCGTAGCCTGCGGCGTTGGTGGTGGCGGAAGCGCCGGTACCCGCGGTGAAGGTCTTCACCTGGGCCGATTCGCGAATGGCGAAGCCATGCACGTCCAGCAGCACGCCACGACGCAGCAGGTTGTCGTCGTTGGCCTCGTTGGCCTTCGACAGCTGGGTCAGGGTGCGCATGTTGGCGCCGGCCGAGGTGTCAATCACCATCTGCAGGTCGCTCAGCGGGGCGCCGTTGTCAGCCAGGATCTTTCGAACGTTGGCGGTATCGGACAGGTTGCTGGCGAACGGGGTGGTGCCGGCGGTGCCGTAGGCGCGGGAGGCCTTGTTGTGCAGGGCTGCCAGGTCTGCTTCCACTTCGTTGACCAGGGTACGCATGGCCTGAGCCATCTGGTCGCGGAAGATGACGTTGAAGGATGCGCCGTTGTTGTCCAGGCCGCGCTTCTCTTCACCGTTCCAGCGCACCGGCACACGGCGAGCCTTGGTGATGGTCATCGACACGTTGCCGATGGTCTGGTCACCGTCGTTCGGCGGGGTCACGGCCGGGGTGATGTCGCTGGCGGTGGAAGCCGGGGCAACCGGAGAGCGAACGGTCTGGCCGACCGCAGCGCGCTCGTAGGTCATGTCGCTGGAAACTGCCGGGATGAAGCCGACCAGTTCGCGCGACACAACGTCCAGGGCGTTGTAGATGTCAGGGATGAGGTTCGTAAGGGTGTTAGCCATGATTGGCTCCTTGCTTAATCGATGATTGAGTTTTCAGACTTCCGGGCCATCCGACCCAAGCACCGATCCCCATCCGGGCACCGGCAGTGATTGGGCATCACTCAGTGAGCGTGCCGCCTTCTTTCAGGAACTGAGCCCGCGCTGCGGGATCGACCTGATTGAACTGTTCGCGGGACATGGTTTTCTTGCCACCACCATTGCCGCCGCCATGACCAGCCCCGCCGCCGTTCGCGCCGGAGCCTTTGAGAATGCTGTTCTTGTGGGGGTAGGAATCGACCAGAAGCTCGATTGCTTCCTCGGCAGATGCCAGCTCGCCTGGGCGTGCGCGGGAGTAGAGCTTGTTGCCTTGTGCGTCGTAGCCGACAACCTTGCCGTCCTCGACCTTGAGGCTGTTGCCGAACAAGGCGCGGGCAATCTCGACGCCTGCCGGACCTTCAGCGGCGAACTTCTCGGCGATGAACTTGGAGGAGGCAAACGCGCCGCCGATCAGATGGCTGTTGAGCTGACCCTTCAGGGTCTCGTTCTCCTTCACCATTGGGGCGTAGCGGTCTTCGATGGCCTTGATTGCCTCGGCCTTAACCTTCTCCACTTCGCCGGCATCAACCAGGCGCTTGTCGTCCAGGTTCTTGACGGTCGAAAGAGCTTTCAGCGCGGCAGCCGGATCGGTGATGCCTTCGAAGCCCTTCAGGGCCTGCTCTGCTGCTTCTGCGCGCTCACGGTGGGACTTAGCCTCGCCATTCAGGCGCGAGATCGTGGAAACGGTGCCAGGGGCGTCAAACGCTACTTCCTTGCCATCGTCGTGCACATAAACCGGCTTGCCATCCTGCAGTACCGCATGGCCTTGATCGTCGAGCTTCAGTTTCATCTGGTTCTCCGGGCATCCGCCCCGTCGTGAGCCATCCGGCCCTGGGCGCCCTGCTCCATCCGAAGCGCGGGCATAAAAAAGCCCCGGTATTGCCGAGGCTGGAAAGAAAAAGCCCGCTCAGTGGCGGGCTTCTTGAATGATGTTTTGCTAAACGCCTTCTGGCTTCTCCTTGCCAGTGCGCATCTTCACGATGCGTCCCTTGAGGGTCCTGCAGACGTCACAGATGTCTCGGTGGATGACAGTTCCCTTGGTACGGCGCCCGTTCTTCACGAAAACGCCGTTCTCCACAGTCACAGCGCTGCGGCCGCCGCACTCCGGACAGGAAAGCATCCCGTCAGGCTTCGGCGTGTTCTTCAGCCGCTGCATGAGCTTTTCCTTCTCGGTCGGCTCACGCTTGGGCACTAGGCGCAGGTGATCTGTCATGCAGTGATTTTACGCCGCAATCCTCGCAAATGCAGCCTCATCCAGATCCTTGAGCTGCTCAATGGTGTACCACTTCCCGGTGGGCGAGTAGAACTCGTCCAGCTTCATTCCACCCTTCTTGTAGAGTTTGAATCGCTCCGGGCCAAGGACTTGTTCAATGCGGGCGTCGGACTGCTTGCTGAGCCACTGGTTATAGTCCTGATCGGCCGGCACTTGGCCGTCCATAGATGCCCGCTCACTTGGGCTCATCTCATCGATTGGGATTCCCAATTCGCGCCAAGACTTGGTGACGGGGGAGCTAGTCGAGCGGCAGTTTGATACGACAATCCCATTGCACACATACGATGCAGAACCAGCAACTGCAAGGTCATAGACCATGCTATTATAATCCGACACTTCAAGTGCAAGGACTTGATCATGCCGAAACCGCTGCCGGATCACTCGAAGCTCATCCTGGAAGAGCATATCCAGAATGGCTTGTCCCTTCGCGCTATCGAGAGAAAGCACGGGCTCGCCAACGGTGCGCTCTCTCGCTATGCCAAGATCATGAATATCCCTGTCCGCACCAAAGCTCAGCAGGCCAAGACCGACTTCTCCAGCGGAAGGCGCCTCCCTAAGTCCGGAGAGGATCACTGGGCATTCGGCATGACCAAGGAAACCAGTTCCATCCATGCCGCTCATTCCGAGCGCATGAAGGCCAATAACCCCGTCTACATGGATGGCGTCATTGAGCGCGCTCTCGCCACCAAGGAAGCAACCGGCTTCAGCGAACGAGCCTCCGAGTGGATGCGCGGTAGAACGATCAGCGATCAATCCCGCCAGAAGCTCGCCAAGAGCATGGTTGCCGTGTTCACTCAGCAGATCAGTGAGCGCGAGAAGATAATGCAGGCGGCTTTGGCATTCGATGAGCGATGGGTCTTCCAGCACAGCACGACATACCACATCCTCGATTTCGCTAGGGCCGATTTGAAAGTCGCCTTCGAAGTCGATACTGGAAGCAGCAAGCTTCAGCGTTCTGCTAAGCGCGACGCTGCTCTGGTCAATGATGGCTGGACAATCTTCCGCATTCGCTACGACAACGCCAGCGACACCGCATTCTTCAGGAGACTGTTCAGGGTCGCAGAAAAGTGCATCCCCGACTTCGACTGCCCCGACAAAGCACCATCCTTGCCCGAAACAAATATCGGGTGGTCATCCGTTGCCCTGAGAACCCTGCCGGACTCCATGCGGATGGTCCGGATGACCCCGCTTTCATTGAGCTTGCTGCGCGTATCCGTAACCGGCTGGAATGCGCCCGTGTGGGTCATGACTAGATCGCCCACAACCACCTGTTCAATCGGTTTTGCGCCAAGGCTGGTGTGAATCATCGAACCAGCCGGCACCGCATTGAAATGGAGTTTTCCTGGGCCTTGAAGCCACGGGATCTTGTGTCCGATGGGCCTGTGTGTCTCGGCGGTGTACTGCAGCTGATCGCGGATTCGGCATTGAGCCGACGTCTTCGTGTCCAGCGTGCTGACCCAGCGCTCGGCCTTGACGATGTCACCGTTGGCCGAGACAAACTCTTGTCGAGCCGTAGCAGCAGTGTGGCTGATAGCTGTTCGAACCACCGTCTCCAGATCCTTGCGAGGTCGTTGCAGGAATCCGTCGGCGTATTTGTTCACTCTGTGCCACGGATCTCACTGATGATCTGGGGAACCGTCTTCCCCTCCATATAGCCCTGGCGCACCGCGTTGCGCACCTTGGCCATACGGTCAGCCTCGATAGTTGCCGCCCAGTCTCGCAGTAAACGCCCCTGAAATGGCCTCGCCATAGCTGCTGCGTAGGCCTGTTCGGTGCTCACTTGCGCTATTGGGAAGTGCACCTGTACAGGCGCCGGAATCGCAGTCTCGAACAGTTGGTATTGCCACTTAACTTCGTAGCCAGCGAGTTGCTTTAGATCCTGACCAAGCTCTTTCGCAACCTGAGCATATGCCTCTGCGTTCACCTGACGAACCGAGCCAAGCATAGACTCAAGCCGCTCAACGGTGAATGACTCTGCCGGTAGACGATCCAGCGCCTCTCCAAGCATGACAACGAGTCGGAAATCAGACCTGTTGAGCAGTGCGATGATTCGCCTGATCACTCCGAGGCTGTACTGCGCAAGCGAAACGGCGTGAGCGACCGACTCGTCCTGGATGATCTCATTGACCGTTGGCATCTTGGCCGTCAGCCTGGGTCAGGCTGTACACCTTCAGCACATCTTCAACGCCTTCGACATTCTCCAGTCGAATAGTAGACGTCACCTCAACTACGGCAGCCTCATTCGGCACACAGCGGATCGCCAACGCCGTGACCCCATCCGAGGAAATGCCAAGAGCCTGCAGAAGGCGCATCCCAAGTTCCTGGCCAAGTACGATTTTGCTCGTCATCACAATGCTCCTAGGGCAGGTCCCTGATCGGCAATGCGCTGCTGCTCCTCTTCCCAGTCAAGGTCGCCACTGATCACGCCGCGGCGCTGTACCTCGCGGAACAGGGTCTGCTCAGACAGGTAGCCGGAGTCGGTCATGCTCTTGAGCAGTGGCAAGGTTGTTTCCGGCGCGTAGTCGACGTCAAAGTTGCATTGATCTCGCAATGGCCGCCCTCTTCCACGCCCATCCACATGGCGAAGTACTGCAGCACTTGGTCGATGGCATCTTCGAACGCGCCGGCCATAGTTTCCAGGGGGCTCAGCTCCTGAGCTGCCTCTTCCTCGGCCTGTGCTGCGGTCTTGGTTGCCTGCTTCTCCTTCTGAAGCAGCTTGCCGCCGGCCATGCGTATCTGGTCTTCGAGGTCGAGCAGCGACTGGCGACCGGCATCGATGGCTTTGCCGGAGTGCTCAACGAACTTCATGTCGCCCTGCAGCGGAAGGTACGTCGCCGCATTGGTGCCGATGGTAATCTCGTTACCGGGCAAGCCGTCTTGGTCAGGAGCCTCAACACCGATCACAGCCAGCATAGGGACGCGGGCGACGTGCAGGATGTTGTCCTGGTCGCTCTGGCTCTGCCAGTGCTTCACGTTGAGGTGTGCAACCTCCATCAGCGGAGGCGTTGCAGTCATGAAGCCAGTGCGGTTGGTGTAGAAGGTCACCAGCGGGATGATATCGAGCGAGGTCTTACCCTCGGCCTGCAGCACCCAAACATCCTTCCCATCTGATCCGCGCTGTTTCCGGTAGGTCTGCCACAGGCCAGGCTCAAGCACGCGAATCTGCGGAATGCAGACGGTCACGAAAGAGTTCTCCGGGTCGTCCTCTTCCACAGCTTCCATGTACCGGAACTGAGTCAGGACTTCGGCACCGTTGACCACAGAGGACTTCCAGCCGATGACCTGGCTCGACCGAATGGTGACCGCGTAGGGGCGAACGGAAGCCTTGATCTCGGCTTCCTTGGTCGGATAGAGCTGCTGCCCGGCCTCATCCACGGTCGGCGGGTAGTCCACGAGCACGTGGCACAGTCCCTTGTCCAGCCCGTTGCTGAAGAAAGCCTGCGACCATACCTGCAGGTTGTTGCCCTGGAGGTCGATGTTCTCGGTGTACTCGGCGATATCGTCCGGCACATCGTCGTTCAGGCTGATCGGCTCGGCGAATACGCGGCCAGTGTTGTTCTTGATCGTCTCGCTGTATGCCGGAAGCAGGGTCGAGCGATTCAGCCGATCCTTGTAGTCCTGGTCGTTCTCTTTCGGGAACTTGGGAAGGAACATAACGCCTGCAGCCCGCATGGCCTTGGTACCGCCCATGAGAGCGTCCACAACAGCCCAATCCTGGCGCATTGCCTCGACGGCGGGACTGACGGTGCTCGGGTCGTTGGCCATGCTCACACTCTAAGGGTGGTTACTGTCGCGGTACGTTTGACGATTGGCCACTCAACATCGACGCAGTAGCCGATTGCGGTGGTGATGTGCTGGTACTGGTTCTTCTGGTTCTCTTGGAACGTCGAACCGTCCTGAAGCTGAACCGTAGCCAGGCCTTTGTCACACCACGGAGCCGTGTGCGGGTTGACGTAGAGGCTGATGGTGTCATCAGCCGTCCTGATCTTGGCCCGGACAGCGTTCTGGCGATCCTTGATGGCCGGATGGGATGGCTTCACCTTGCGGGTGTAGTTCCAACCATTGGCGCGAAGGACGCCCTCAATGTCGGTGTAGTCAGATGCGTGCCCGTGCTTCTCGCCGGCCTGTCCCGCTGGATCACCGTAGATCAGCACATGCTTGTTTCGGTGATCCTTGAACTTCTCGACGAACTCCAAGGCAGACTGCTTCGATACCGCGCTGGTGAGAACGATCTCATCCAGCAGGAAGAGGTCATTGCCGTTTCGCCGAACCCCGATGGCCGAGGAAAGCGGCGTAAAGTTCTGGTCGTGCATCCACATCAGCTGTTCATGCGGCTCGATCCGCGCATCTGTGTGGTTCGCCTTGCTGTAGTCCTCGTAAATCCTGCCGCCGGCAGTCTCGAACGAGGCTTCAAACTCTTGCTTGAACTGCTTGGCCGACATCGAGTGCTTCATCGCAACGATGACGTCTTCAGGCAGGATCTCGGCTGATTTCCAGTGAAAGACTTGGAAGTTCGGGTCTGCCTTGGCCTCAGCACGCATGCAGAGGTCGTAGTAGTGGTTCAAGCCGTCCGGAACCCCGAGAAGCCAGCACCAGGCGCGGTACTCAGGATCGAGCGGGTTAACCGTGTTCAGTGCCGGGAGAATGTTCGCCTCCCAGGCGTCCGACTTCACGTCGGCGAATTCATCGATTCCGCCGCCCTTCCACGGAATACCTTCGATCCGCTGCGGCTTGTCCAGGCCGATCACATGAATCTCACTGCCGTTTGGCAGGTAGATGATCAGGTCTGACTCACTCGGCTTGCGCGGGTGCAGGCATGACAGCGTGAAGGCCTTCAGATCATCCCAGAAGATCTTCTTTGCCTGCGCATGCGTAGGGGCTGCAGCGAAGTATTGCCCGATTACCGCGTTGGCCTGCTTCACCAGGAAGCGCTTGAACCGCTCAGTCTTTCCACTACGGCGCCCTGCAGGCACCAGAGGGAAGCGGATGCCGTTCCGCACTGCCTCGACAAGCGCGAGCTGAACGAAGTGATCCTTCAGCGGATACCAACGCGCAAGTTGGCGATCCAGCAGGAGATTGCCCGTGCTCAATTGGGCAGCTTCCCGATCAGGTCGCTCAACGCCTTAGCCAGATCATTTCCCTTGTCCTCGGGCTCTACCTTATCGCGCCACAAGTCAGGCCTGCGGTTCTTCAGCCAGAAGATGGCCGCGGTAGTGTCCGGTGGGTAATGCTTGATCAGCGGGGTTTCGACGATCACGCCATTGACTACGCGGATGTCGGTATCTGGGTGCTCATACCCAGTCGCACGATGGAACAGCTTCGAGGCAACCTCAGCGTCAGCAAGCGTCTTTCCGCCCTTTAGGGACTCAAGAAACTCAGGGTGCTGCTGCTTCCAGGCATTCAGCGTCTGCTCGCTGACCTCGAAGAACTTCGCGATCTCTTTGTCAGTCAGCCCAAGCTTGCACAGCTTGCAGGCCTGCTCCACGAACTCCGGCCGGTACTTTGAAGGTCGCGCCATAGTTCATTGCCGTTAGCCCTTGGGCGAATCGATCAGAGGTGGTTTCCCGTGCGAGGGGATTGCAAATGCGGCCTAGTGCCTGTACATGGAAAAGCTCCATCACCAAGCAAAGGAACGCGCAATGTCCTCTACCATTCACGAAGCTCTTCGTGTTGCGGCTGACGCTGACTATCCGGCCGAAGTCCGCCGCGCTAACGCAGTTGCCGCAGCTCTGGAAGTCATCGCTGCCAAAGCAACCCAGAGCGGAACGCATGTCACTCATCTTGATGTTGAATTCAGCCGCCTGGCTGAATATGCGGATCACATTCAGGCAGCAATCGCCGTCAAGTGAATGCAGGTGCCGCATTCAATTGCGGCACTTCTTTCGATCAGCTAACCCACCACTTGATCAGCCAAGCGCCAAGCCCCATCAGGAACAGCGCAATGCCGGTGAAGAAGCGCATGTAGGCGACGATGACGTCATCCGTCCTGTGCGACTGGATGTAGAGCCAGAGGCCGGCGAGGCAGAGGAGCAGGATGATCCAGTTCATGCCAGCGCAATCAGAACGATCAG